CTTACCATGAAATGTTAGCTTTTGCTTAGCCTCTGTATTATCTATCTTAGATAGTTTCTTAGCTAAGTCATTGATTTCTCTATTCATTTTAGTATAATTATCCATCATATTCCTCCAATAAATCACCATAATCATCATAAAAAGAATCCTCGCTACCCTCCGGATATGCCTTAGATAATACAAACTCTATCTCAGCCATAGAATGGTCATGCGAATTAATCCAACTTATTATTTTTTGTCGGTCATTATTAAACTTTATTTTATCCATGTTGCTCCTTGTACATATAATCCCAGTTAAACTCAGCAAGTTTCTTTATCTCATCCTTAAGAAAATTTACTTTCTCATAGGTATGGTCAAAGGCCTCACCTCCATCACAAATACACAATCTGGATAGAGAGGCATTCTCAATCCATATATTTATATATTGTTCCTTGGTTTTCTCAACTTCCTTGTCAAAATAACCCATAATTTTTATAGTCTTTTCTTTACTCATCAGCATCCTCCTCCTCAATTTGTACAATTTCAGCCCACTCACCACAATGTGAGCAAAGCCCTATCCCATCTGTATTGGGAGTATATACTGGAGCATCACAACAATTGCTCCATCCCTCTATTACTAAGTGTTCTGTAAACATTTTTCTAAACGACATTTTTACCTCCTTGGTATTATTATTTAATTTCTGGTAAGAATTTTAGCACGAATCTATAAATCCTGTCAACCCCTAAAATGCAAATAAATTGAAAATAAATGGGAAATCCTGGCCCAGCTTGGATAACTGGGCTCCAAATCTTCTATTCTAGCGACTTTTATTGGTTGGGTAATACCTAGGCCTTGGGTAAAATGGCCTCAATGTGATAATTACTAACCTGCTGGCCTGTAGTCAATTTCTTATTGGCTATGTTTCCTGCTACATAATGGCACCAGCTATTCCACCAGTAAGCGGTCCCTTTTTGTTGAGTCTGGGATACATAGGCTCTAATCTTTCGCATTTTGGACTCATGCTTTAAGGTTTTAGGCAATGATACTTGCGATTGTTTCCAGCCTAGGCGTTTAAGATTATGACTATCAATGCAAGAAACATTAAATCCTAGTAGCTGGAGCACAAATGCAGATTTAACCATTCCTAGGTTTGGCGTATCGTAAACATAAAGCAGGGCTTTTGAGATGTTTTCTACATCATCAAGGCCTTGGCCTACATATTCAGTTAATCTCTCAAATATGGCCTGTTTATGAGCCTCTACATACTCAAAGCCTGCACGCTTTAAGCCATAGTTTAAATGCCTACATTCTGGGCCCTGCTGGTCTACCTCAAACATTTTATCTGCTAGGCCTTGAGTTGGTTGCTGGATTGATAGCAACACAAAAGTAAAACCCCTTACCATATTGTCTGGGCTGGCCAGCAAAAAATCTGCGATTATTTTATTATCTTTTTTATACATTTTTACCTCCTTGGTTTAGTTACCTAAAAAGCCCCAATTAAGGGGCTTAGTAGGGCAGGCCTAGGGCCTAGTAAATATTACCGCTCCTTTGCAGGTATTCCTCCTCAATCATCTCTCTGTCATACTCCGCATTAATTCGGGCATTCTCATCAATCTTTTCAGCTACCCAGTCTGCAATCTCTTGAAGAGTGGCAGGGCTTGAGTAAGTATGGCCCATTTTATAGGTTACAGTTCTATCATCAAATGTGCAGATTGTAACCTCTTCCGTATCTTCATTAGTCATTAAATGAGCACCCATGTTTACAGTGTATAAATGATTAACATGCTTATGCGGTAATCTCATTTGAATTTTAAAGATAGTCCCAGTGTAATTATCTATTGGTAGTGTAGTTCTGTTTTTCCATGCTTTCATTATTTGCTCCAGTTATAGTCATTAGGGAAGAGTTCCTTGGCACACTCTGTAGAGCATACCATCGTATCATATCGGCTAGGCTCTGAGCCTTTACCATAGCCAGTAGGCTGGCCACAGTGCTCACAGTATGTATCTTCCGGCTCACTCTCATAGATGAGCCCAGCTACTACTCCAGTAGGCTCAATTTCTGCTAGCCTTATCAAGGCTTGTTCTAGTTCTTTTTGTGTCATGTTATATCCTTATATTTCGCTTGGCTCTTGAGGGGTCCAAACTTGCCCTTTTTTCACCTAGAAAGCCCCTTGGTAGGGGCTTGGTAGGTTGGACCGTTTTAAGGCCTATTTACTGCTTCTCATTATCGTTCTGGCTACATCCTGCATATGCTTGAAGTAATACATAGTCTTCCAGATACTATCTGCACAGTTCTCAACATAGGCTTCAACAATCTCAAGGGATGGAGTGCCTTGCTTCCAGTTAAAGGCTGGTTTTATCTCATACTCATCAGTCTCAACCTCAGTGAGATGAAATAGGTATGTCATATGACCGCCCTTGCATTTAATATCAATACATCCTTGAGGGTATCCCTTGCGGACTGAGTTCCATTCACAATAGTATGTATTCCCATCACCTGTCCAGAAGTGTAGTTCTTTAGGTGCTGGTATCTTGCTAATCATTGTTCTAATTTCCTTGTTTTCCATTTTATTATCCTCCATTAATTATAGTAAGCCATCGGCTTTCATTTGAGCAATATGCTCTTTTTTCTGAGCCTTGATACTGTCCATATCTGGGCCCCAGAATTCCATCTCTATGCTATCGCCTCTGGCCTCTGCTTTGGCTAGTGGCTTGAGCACATAGTTACCATTCAATGTCTCTACTAGTGCATAGCCTAGCGTATTAGTTCTTTGCTCTACTTCTTTGATTGCTTTTATTAGGTCATTCATTTTGTGTGCCTCCTTGGCAAGTGCTGGTCAATTCCAGTACCCGTAGTATGACAGCATGTATTCCATATGTCAACAATTAATTTAATCAATGGATAATAAAACTTTGAGAGGCTGGGATATTATGTCAAGGAATATATGAAAACCACGAATCCATCCGCTCTGGTTTTTCTATCCATCCCATCCCAGCTACTGGCACAGATTTCCATCCTATCTGGTCCAGCCTATGTCTTCCATCCCAGAAAGCCAATCCCATCCCATCAATCCCAGAATATGCGTGGGCGGAAAGCGTGGAAAGGCGAGGGGTACCCACCCTTCTGAGAAAATTTCTCCATCGGGCAAAGGAACCCACATATAAAATTCTTATTTTTTCAATGTAGTACCTTGCATAACCAACTATTTTCGGCACTATGCATAATTACTTAGATATTATCTGGTATAATAGTACCTAGAATGAGCCCCAAAGAACCAAACTAATAGTATATATATACTGGTAAAAGAAAACTTTGTAAGAATTCTAGGAATGAAGGGATAACTAATTTAAATTTATGGTATAATAATAGTATATGGCAAATAAAGGTGAAATTTCTGTAGACTCAGAAGACGAGATTAGAGAAATAGAAAAAGAATTAGAAGAAGAGTTGAGATATGCGGTAGCATCTGCAAAGGGTGTGGTCCCAGCTGATGCTGTAATTAAGATTGAGCGTAAAAAAGGTAGACCAACTGGTGGACTTAGTGCAGAATCTAAGAAAGCTGGGGGTAAAAAGTCTAGAATCAAGCGTGGACAAACTTATAAACCTACTGATGATGACTATGCTAAAGTAGAAGAGATGGTATGTATAGGATTAGACCAGCATACTATAGCTAAAATTATGGGTATTTCTAATGCTACTCTAACTAAATATTATTCTCATAATTTATTAGTAGGTAAAGAGAAGCGTACCGCAAGAGTTGCCGGTGTTGCTTACGAAATGGCGGTCAGTGGGGAATCTCCTAGCATGACTACGTTTTGGTTAAAGACACAGGCCGGATGGTCCCCGAAACACCACGTTGTTGTAGAGGATAGACAGTTTGATATACAATGGGCTAACGATGAGGCTGATATTGCTGATGCTAATCAATTACTAAAGAATAAGGAAGGCAAGATACACTAGTATTTATGCAAGAGGAGAGAAAACCTATAGTAATACCCTACACACCTAGGGAATTACAAAGACATCTACACACAACTTTAGATAGATTTAATGTTGTAGTATGTCACAGAAGATTTGGTAAAACTGTATTTGCTATTAATCAGTTAATCAAAAGTTCTGTAGAAGATATACAAGCTGGTAAGAGACAACCTAGATATGCATACATAGCACCACTATTTAAGCAAGCTAAAACAGTTGCTTGGGATGAATTAAAAAGACTATGTGCTGTATTTCCTGATATTAAGTTTAATGAGGCAGAACTAAGAGCCGACTTCATGGGAGCTAGGATACAACTGTACGGAGCTGATAACTATGACACTCTCCGTGGAATTTATCTTGACGGTGTAGTATTAGATGAGTATGCCCAGATGAACCCTAAGATGTTCTCAGAGGTTATAAGGCCGGCACTCTCAGATAGGAAAGGTTATGCCATATTTATTGGTACACCTAAAGGGAAAAACGAATTTTATGATTTATACCACTCTGCCCCAGAGAAGAAGGGATGGGCTAGATTCTTATACAAGGCGAGTGAAACAGGGATATTAGATGATGAGGAACTCGAGCTTGCGAAACAGGATATGGCAGAGACTGAATTTGAACAAGAATACGAGTGTTCTTGGTCTGCTGCACTTAGAGGTGCGTATTATGCTAAAGAGATTGAAACTGCTTATGAAGAAGACCGAGTGGGGAAAGTCCCTTATGACCCGTCTAAACAAGTAGTAACAGCATGGGACCTCGGGGTCTCAGACGCAACTAGTATATGGTTTGTACAATTTGTTGGTAAAGCAGTACACGTTATAGATTATTATGAAAACTCTAACGAAGGATTGCCTCACTATATAGAGGTACTTAATAGAAAGGGTTATCATTATGGTGCACACATAGCACCACACGACATAGTAGTTAGAGAATTTTCTACTGGTAAGTCAAGACGAGACCTAGCATTTGACCTAGGTATAGACTTTCAAGTAGCACCTAAGTTAAAGGTTATGGATGGTATAGACACTACCAGAACTTTTCTAAACAAATGCTGGTTTGATGCAGACAACACCAAGAAAGGACTAGAAGCATTACTACAATATAGAAGTAGTTATGATGACAAGAAAAAGATTTGGTCGCAAAGACCAGTTCACGATTGGACATCACACGCTAGTGATGCATTCAGGTACTTGTGTATAACAGACGTAGTGTTCACAGGTAATGATAGTGTCTGGGGAAGGGAACTCCCTGAGACTGATTTAAGTTGGATAGTATAGGAGAAGGTATGAATCCGAAATGGTTAGAAAATAAAATATTAGAGATGGTGCAGGACATAAAGGACATCAAACACATTATGAAAGCAGTCAGCATGTCCACACCACCTGTTAAAGAAACAAAAGAACCTATTAATAAAGGTAAATAATTTATGGCTAAAATGACAAAAAGGGAGCTGTCTGCTCACTTAGAGCAAGAGATTAGCTCGGCTCTAGGATACAAAGACGGAAAGCTCACGGAGCAGCGCTCTGACGCACTAGACCGATACTACGGTAAAAGGTATGGTAACGAGCAAGAAGGTCGCTCACAAATTGTCACAAGAGATGTAGCTGATGTAATTGAATGGATTATGCCCAGCCTTATGAAGATATTTACTTCGGGCGATAAGGTAGTACAGTTTGAACCACAAGGACCAGAAGATGTAGAGATGGCAAAGCAGTCTACTGATTATGTTAATTATGTAATCATGAGACAAAACCCAGGATTTTCTATTATATACCAGTGGTTTAAGGATGCATTACTACAAAAGAATGGTATAGTCAAACACTATTGGGATGACAGTAGTGAAACACTAAAAGAAGAATACAAGAATTTAACAGAAGAAGAGTTTATGGCTCTTCTAATGGATGACAATGTAGAAGTAAAACAACATACAGAAAACGGAAGCGAAGATGAAATGTCATTGGAGCCAGTAACACACGATGTTGTAGTAAACAGAACATATGAAGACGGTCAGGTTAGAATAGAAGCTGTACCGCCAGAAGAATTTTTAATTGATAAATATGCCAAGACAATTGATACCGCAAGGTTTGTCGCTCATAGGGTAAAAAGAACTAAGTCTGAGTTAATAGAACAAGGATACCCTAAGAGTAAAATTGAAAATATATTTAGTAATGATGAAGCAGATTATAAAGCTGAAAGACTATCTAGATTTTCACACGAACAAGACAACTCACCAGAAGGTGACATTGATGATGGAGTCTGG